GGGGCTTCCTCGGTGTCATAGATGATGTCGTTGCTGTTACTGACCGCGAGCGCGAAGGTTGCGGCACTGGTGCTGTAATTCTCAGAGGTATCGCGAGCCTTAATTCCCAGCACCCAATTGCCGGGCGGAACAAATTCGTTTGTTACCAGCGTGCCGCGAGTGACCGACGTCACGACCGTTGCATTCTCCCAAATGAACGGCGCCGCCATGTAGCGGATTTCGTAGCCGGCGAGGTCGAGATCGGGAACCTGATTCCAGCGGAACGTGAGGCGGGTTCCGTTCTGCTGTGCCGAGAACCCGCTGACGTTGCTTGGCGCCGCTGTCTTGCCGACGACGGTATGAGATGCGGATATCCACAAATCTTCCCCGTCATCGTCTTTGGCTTTAGCTAGAAGGTAATTTTGTGAGCGAATACGGATTTCATATTCTTGCCCGTCCTGCACATCGAGAATGAAGGCTTCGGTTTCAGCGCCATCAACTTCAAATGCCTGGCGCCACGCCGGGGTTGGGCTTTCACCAAGCGGCCCGCGGATCTGGCCGAATATCTTGCCGCCCCGCGTAACGAGCGCGTCAGCCGGTGCAGTCCAGCTGGCGCGGATGCGGGAAAAGATAGTTCCATCCAGTCTTGTAAAGAGCTGTGCCGTCCCGCTTTGCAGGACCAGGCCGGTAGGATTCGCTACGGTGTCGGCGCTCTGCAGATTGCTCCGCGAGCTAGGGCTGAATCCGGCCTCGTCATCAGCCGGAGTCCATGCGTATACGTTTTCGTCCATCTCGGCAAAGCCGAGCGAAAGGCAAAGATATGGCGTCCCGTCCTCACCGTTGCGGAGCATGGGTTTGTAGCTGTTGCACTCGAAGTATTTTTCGGCCCAGCCGTATCGATCCCAGTCGAGCGCGACGATATCACCCGCCGCGATGTTCAGGGCGGTCAGCTTTGTCACCCATGCCGTGCTGATCTGGCGGCGATTTCGCTCAAGCTCGATACGTGCAATGCGCTGCGCCATCGACGGGCTGACCGTGAAGGGTAAATCAGCGTCTTTCCAGACTCTCTGGCCCTGGTCGGCGTCGAGATAAGTAGCAACGCTGATCGCCGGAAAGTCAGTGGGTTGCCACGACGAGTCCGGGTCCATAAAGGTGCCCTTGACGCCGTTGAATACATCGCGCGGCTCGCGGAACCAGTTGACCTTGAACCCCTCGATCAGATCGTTCTGACCAAGCGCGCCGTCTGCGCCCTGCCAAACGCCGGCACGGATCTTCCATTCGCCCTGGTTCCGCAGTAGCCGCCCCGCCATGGCCGAAAGCTGACGCCCAAAGATGCTTTCAGGGTCATCAACGCTGTCAATCGTGCCGTTGCAGGTGTATCTGGGCTCTGCGTTCGCCGTCAGAACAAGTGTGCCCGTGCTGTCGGTCGTCAGATCAATGGCGGTTCCAGCGCGAGCATTCGCAAGACTCGTTGCCGCCTTCCCTGTCAGTGACCCGACCGCGATCCAGTAATAGTTTGTTGCCTCGGACAGGCCGGAAGGCAAAGTGCCGCCGGGCGAAGATGAATCTTCAATCTGGAATCGCGTTCCGGTCCGCATCGCGGCGGACTTGTCGGAAAGGGTAATGATGTTGTCGGCGGCGGTTGCGGCGCAGTCGACAGATGCCGGGATGCGCGCCGCCATTTCATCGCAGGCATTCGCCGCCGCAATAAGCTCGGCTTCGTTGATCTCAGACCATGCCGCACCGAATCCACCCCAGTTCTTTGGGGTTGTGAGGTAGTTCGCGGTGCAGAGCGCGGCGTTGTCCGTCCATGGCGCATAAGTCGGGGAGCCCGAGACGCGCGGGTCAACAATCCCCGTCATCGCCCGAACAACGGCGGTAACGTTCGGGATGCCGCCGGGGTAGGTGTCGTTATCCCAGATGATCTGGACGTAGAGTTTCGCCCAGCCGGTTTGTTTGTCGGTCGAGCCCCACATATCGGAGCCGACCCCGGTTGTCAGGGCGGCATGCAGATCGGCATCGCCGGCGGACGTGCCGTCACCAAACCAGATTTTTGCCTTGCCGGAGAATTTCCCGCTGATCGCGTAGCCATTGCCGGAACTGTAGCTGCCGATCGCGACCTGTTCGTCGTTGAACCATACCTCGTCAAGGCCGGCATATGGCCCGACACCCAGGGTATACAGGATGTGGGTTGTGCCGTTGTTATCGGTCTTTTCGGCAAATGTCTGAGAGCCGCCGATGCGGAGCCGGCCGTAGTGCAGGCGGCCGGTGCTTACCGGTTGACGGATTGATTGCAAGCGGTCGGAAAGCTGGCGTTCCGGCACGTTGAACTGTGGGGTCTTTGGCTTCGATCCCATCGAAGATGTGGCAAAGCCGACCGCAAGCGTAAGTCCGCCGGCGACGATTGCCGCCGTGGCGCCAGCCGCAATAATGGTCGTGCCGAAAATTACAATACCGGCGCCATACGCCGCGCTGGCCGCGAAAGCGGCGGCGCCTACTGCAGCGACTGCCGGCGGCACTAGCCGACCCTCCATGCGCGGCGGCACAGGGTTAGCGGGGATTTCGACAGGCCCACCGGCGCGGCGAAGCGGCCATCGCGGCCCGAAACCCCGACAAAGCCAAGACTTGGTGCAGAGGCGCCGCCGGGGATCAGCATATCGGCCAGAACAAGATCGCCCCTCTGGGCAAGCGCCGGGGATATTTCGATGTCGCCCCAGGTCGCCGCGAAGGAAACGCAGGCATCCTCAAGACATTTTGCACCGTATAGCTTCAGCATCATCTTCGCGGCACCGCGTGCCGTTGAATATGTGCCGGAAATTCCGGCCGTGCAGGAAATCCGCAGGATGATCTCGGCGATGCGCAGCCCAACCAAGACACAATCACGGTGGCCCCAGACAAACTCCCTGTGCGACTCTGCCTTTTCATATGCGGCCAGCGCCTGCGGCCAGGCGTCTATGCGTGTCAGCGGCACAGCAAAGCCTCATGCTCTGAATTTGCGGCACGACCTTCCCAGTCTTCTCCGACACTGGACGGCGCTCCGCGCAGCCAGTGCTGTATCGACAGGAAACAAGCGCCGGTTTCAAATACGGAGAGATCGTGCCAGTCGGATGGGCGAACGCGCACGCCGCGCCCCCACCACCGCGACACAGTACCGCGTCGATCGTGCAGATGATCGAGCGGTATTGCGGAGGTGCCATTGACGCGAAAATCGTAGTGGCCGGCGACATGCGCTTCAATTGTGTCAACGCCCGGATGGCGGTGTGGAGGGACAACGCAGCCGGCAGGAAACACAAACATTTGAACCTGAAACTGCCCCGCGCGATAAATCACGATACCGGGCAGGTTCCCGGCCCAGGCCAACCCAGACTCCGGCGCCATCGGGCAAGATGGGCCGTTCGTGCAATACCATTCGTAGAAAGCCGCGAGCTGGTCGCCGGCGGCTGGCGGGATAAAAAAAGGCGCCGGAGTGGCGCCTGATGATATCCAATCGTGTACTTTCTTCACGATTTTCCCAACACGATCACGCGGTCCTGAAGGTCGGCGACATAGCGAAAGCCTGTGTCCGTCGCATCGCGGATCTTCTGGTCCTCCGGCGTCATGCGGATAGTGCGTGGCCTGCGCAGCGTTGCCATCAAAGATTCCGTGCTGACGATAATCGTGCAGGTTTCAGCGCCGTCGTCCGTCGCCGGAACCGCAACAGTAGCCTCGTCCCAGACTATCGGGTCGGCAATGATATGGCCGCCTTCCGTGAGTCCACCAAGCCAGGACCGCGCGGGCAGGCCCTGACGCATATCGACGGCCACGGAAGAGATCAGAGAAGTCGGGACGCCAGACAGGGTGTATGTCGCGCCGGTTGCTTTAAGGTCAGTCGTCTCTTCCGGTGCGGAGACTCCACCAAAGGTGCCAACGCCAATGAATTCCTTGCCGGCCCAAAGGATGGTGCCGATTCCAGACCAGGCGCGCACCGCGCCGGCGTTTGTTTCGATCTCGACCAACAAGATCGGCCGCTTTGATACCGCCTCGGCAAACGCCCGCATGTCTGCCGTAATGCCGCGCGACATTAGATCACCTCGGCCGCAGGAATCGTGAAGCCATGTTCAATGCTGCCAGACACATTCCAGCGCGGAGAATTAGTCGACATTCGGAATATACCTTGCGGCGCATTGACGGTTATGGCTGTGCCGTCCGGCACGTCTTCACGCAGTGGCGGCCAGATGTCTAAAACAGCCTCTCCGCTGCTGTCGCTGCTGGCATCGGTGACGTTCATATGCAGCCGGCGGGATGAGCCGGAATAAAGCTGCAGGAAGTCGCCGGTCTTCAGGACATTGGCGGTCAAGCCAGGCCACCCGCGCGTGTAAAGCACTCTGCTTCGCCTGGTGTTGAGGGTCGGGCTGCCCGTAGTGTTGACGACGGGCGTACCGCCAGCCGCGCCAAGCGGTGTGGCGGCCAGCGGGTCGCCGAACAGGAACTTGCCTTCGCGGCCATTCAGGGCGGCAAGGAACCCCATCCACGGTGCGGCATCTGCTCGGCCAACTACAGGCGAGACCTGAATCTCGATTTCCCAACGGGCGCCATCCCAGACCTGGACCTCCTCTTCCAGTGTGAAGGGGGATGGAAGGGACGCCACGACGGCGCGCGGCGACATGCCTAGCGTTGTGATACCTGTCACGGTCGGAAATGCCAGCGGGTAGGTAATTGTCATGAGCGGAACGCCGCTGCGTACTGGCCGCCACGCGCAACCTTATCGGCGACAAGGGCGGCGCTCGCTTCGGCGATGGTTGGCGCAGCCCGCGAGATTTCGTCGCGCACGATCAGGCGGACGGTTCCGTCGCTCATTTGCTGGCGCTCAATCGGCGGTGCATTGGTGCGTTGGTCGATGATCTGCACGCTTGCGCCGCCCATCGCGGCCATTTGCGCCTTTGTGAATACACCCTCGCCCTTCTGCAGGATGGCGGGAAATTCGTCTGGCATGAGTCCGGAATGGAAGCGCGGTGCGCCGACAAAAGTGTCATTTGCAACGGTGCGCGGTCGGCCCGGGTCGGTTCCGACGACGCCGCCGGTGTGAAAAGCACTTGGGCCGACATAACCAATGCCGGTCTGACCGTATGAACCATAGTCAATGCCTGCCGAAGACCCGGCCGAACCGCCGCCCCCCAACAGGCCAAAGAAATCGAAGCCAAGTGCGGCAGAAGTGGTGCCGAAGATGGCGTTTTTTAACGGATTTATCGCAGCAAGTTTAATGAACTCCTGAGCGATCTCGCCGACGACTGCAAGCCAAATATTGCGGAAATCAAGGGCGGAAGCTTTGCCCTCAACAACCATAGTTGTGACTGCGGCGCCGATCCTGTCAAACGCGCGTTCAAAGCTGCGCTCTATCTCGTCGGCCGCCGCTTTCTGTTGGCGAAACGCCTCGCCGACACGCTGCGCCGTCTCAATACGCTGGCGCTCGACGTCGTTGAGCGCAGAGCCCTTTTGCTGCTGTGCCTCAATCAACGCATTCTGCAGCCGCCGCTCTTCGCTGGACACGCCGAGCAGCTTATTTTCCGCCTCCAGGCCGGAAAGATAAGCCTCAAACTTGCGGGCGCGCTCTTCGTCCTGCTTGATGATATCCGCGCCGCGCTTCATCGCGGCCATGCGGTCTTTGTCTTGCTGCGCAGCGGCGTCGGTATCGGCCTGCTGGATCATCTTGCGGCGGCGTTCAGCCTCTTTCTCGACCTCGCTTTCGATCCTGGTGCGCTCTTTGGCGTCTTTCTTTGCCTGTTCGGCCTGCTTGTCATTGTAGACGGCATTAGATGCCGCCATGAACCTTTCTTCCAGGGCCTCGATCTGAGTGCGGCGGTCGGCGATCTGCTTGTCGAGAACCTGGATGCGCGCCAGTTCGGCATTGCCGACACCAAAGGCGGTTTCGGGGTCAGACAGGGCCGCCAGCTCGGCGCGGACACGGGCCTGGTCGATCAGCGCCTGCGTCTTCGCCATCTCGACGCGGACAAGCTGCATCGCGTTGTCGCGCTCAGCCTTCAGCAGGTCGAGGCGGTCTTTACCCTTCTTGTCCAGTTCGTCAATGACGGCCTGGAGGGACTTGAGCGTCTCTTCGTATACCTTCGTCGCCTTGTCGGTGTCGCTGGTCTTTTCGCTCAGATCAAGGAATGTGGTCGCAAGGGCACCGACGACGGCGCCGACGGCGCCGATGGCCGCGCCCCACGGTCCGAACGCACTTACCAGCTGGGTGCCCTGCTGGATAAACGGGCGGAGAAAGCCGGAGCCGCTTGCAACCTGTACGGCAAAGTCGCCGATCTGGAAGCCGGCCTGCTGCATAATGCTGCCGGCACGCCGGCCGGAGGCGGCCATCGCGTCATTGCTGGCGGCGAAGGTGCCATTTAGACGAGTGGCGCGCTGGATTGCCGCTGTGCGGTCGGCCAGCGCCCGCTGGAATGCCGCGGTGGCGGCATCCTCATTCAGAGCATTGAGCTTGACCGCCCGGTCGATATTCGCCAGTTCGGCGATGTAGCGTTTCTGCGCCGCATAAACGGGGTCGTAGCGGGTCTTTAGCTGCTCCGCATACTTCTTTTCGGTCGCAGACAGCGCATCGGTGCGCTTGTCGATTTCCTGCGTTCCGGCGACGACCTTCTTCTCAAGCTCGTCCAGTTTCTTGACGGCGGAATCAGCGGCCTTGTCGAATCCGGTGGCATCGCCACCGATCCTGACTACAAGGTCGTTGCCGTCATTCTCTGCCATGCTTTGCCTTTTTCGTGGCGCCATGGGCGCGGAGAGTGGATTTCAGCGACTTAGCAACCGTCGCCTTGTCGGGTGCCGGCTCGTCTTCGGCGATGCCCAGTTCGGCGCGCTTGCGCTTCAGCAGGCCATCCATGGCGAGATCGATGCGGTGGATGCTGGTCGACATGGCGACAGGATCAGACCAGCCCAGCCATGCGGTGGCGCACTGGTAAAACTCTTCGGCTTTTTCGGCGGCGGTCAGCCGCCGGCCGCGTTTCCCTGGTCGGATTCCTTGTTGATCTCGGCCAGCACTTCGTCCTGCGTCTTGCCGGCATTGAACAGCATAAAGACGAAGTCATAGAGCTGATGGCGGAGCGGGATGGCGCCGGTCTTGAACAGCTTCTCCGGCAGGACCTTTACGGCTTTTGCGTCCAGATCCAGCCCGTGCTGCAGCACGATCAGCACCGCGGCGATATCACCCTGCTCCAGCGCTTCAAGCGTCTTGCGGTAGGGGGAGACAGCGGCCAGGCGCTGGAAGCACTGCAGGGTCGGAATAAGCGTGAGGTTTTCGCCGTCGAGGACGATCTCGACCTCGCCGCGATTGAGAGCGTTTTTCATGGGGCATCCTTGGGGTTGGGGCGGAAGAAGAAGGCGGCGGCACGCCCCAAGAATGCCGCCGCCACAGCCCGAGGGCTGGTCTTAGCGGTTAGACCGCCGCGACCTCAGTCAGCTCGCTCGAAATGGCGATGTTGAACGTGCGCCGCACCACGTTGTCGACGGTGCCGATATTCTTCGGCTTCGACGTCACGATGGCACGGAAGTAGCTGGTCGAGCCGGCGGACGGCGAACCGACGCTGCCGTCATTCTCGACCACCTTGAAGGCATACTCGGAGTCCTGCGCGAAGGCGGCGACCAGCGCGGCCTGGCCGGCATCGGCGGAATCGCTGCCGACCGTCAGAGCGATCTGGCCGGCATCGAAGCTGCCCTTCTGCTTCTTGACGCGGCGCTGGCCGAGGTTCTGGAAGGTGATGATGTTGGCCGTATCGCCGAACTCGCCAAGGTTTTCCACCTCGCCGATCTCGGTGAATGCTAGGGCCTCGTATTCGCCCTGGGTGTTGGTGGATTCGGTAACGGCGGGACCGATATAGATCTTGGTGCCCGCAGCGGTATGGATCGTCATGGCTGCTCCTTGCCAATAAAAAAGCCGCCCGAGTGGCGGCCCAAGTCACCCCCTGCGGGGATCTCAGTGCTGGGTCAGAATCCTTAGCGTCACCTGGCCCATGAATGTTTCGTTGTCCGGTTCCCGGCTTGTGCGCTTGCGCTTCACCCGGCAGACGATCATCGTTCCGGTCGACATCGTCAGGCGCTGGTTGTGCAGCAGCCGGTCGATCTCGGCCATGATATCGAGGACCTCTTTCTGGCCTTTATAGGTCGACCAGACGTTGAGATAGACCGTCCGCTCGTCCATGCGGCTGTTGAGGAAATCGGCATCGTTGGCAAACTGGCTATCGATGGTCACATACGGCTTGGCTGATCCGGGCGGAACCCGATCCCAGACCTTCACGGCGGTTCCGGGTGAGCCGTTGATCGTAAGGCCAGCGGCGCCGCCCAGCGCGGTATAGATCGCGCCATGAACGGCAAGGGACGGATCAGCCATAACCGAACACCCTGCCTATCCTGCTACCGCCAATGGCCTTGCGGATTGCGTCGTTGATCCGACCTCGGATCTGCGTTTCGTTCACGTCCAGGGCCGGCGCAATGAAAGGCTGAGCCGGCATGGCTGGAATGTTTCGTTCGGGTGCGCCCTTGGTCCCCTTCTCCAGGAACCGGGCGACGAAGCCCATGCGGCGAGATTCCGGCGACACAAAGCCGATCCTCGCCTCCAGCTTGTCGCTGGAAATCTCGCTTTCGATCTGGTTTGCCGTCTGCCCGCTTTGCTTGGGTGCGAACTGGTACATATCGTCGTGGATCAGTACGGCAGATTCGGCAATGGCCATGCCGATCTCTTTTCGCATGGATATCGGAAGGCCTTTCAGCGCGCGGCGCAGCTCGGACACGCCGCGCAGGCCGGAGCGCTGGGCAGCAGTCGAGACCATCAGGACAGCCGTTTGAAGGCTGGGGCGCCCTGCTTCTGGCCCTCGACCAACTTTGCAACTTCCCCCACGACAATCTGCCGGGCTATAGCTTCGATATCCTTGCGGAGCCACTTCAAGATCAGGCTTTTCATTTCACCACATCGAACCGAACGCCCTTGGCGATATCGTCAGAAATGACCTTCGGATCAACGGGTACGCCCAGCCAGATTCCGAATCTCGTCAACGGCAGATACAGATACGTCACCCACCAGGCCCACTTGACGCGGAGCCGCATCTCAGAGCGGGCCATCAGGCCGCTACCCCGAACTCGACATCGATGTAAAACTCAGTCGGACGGTCGCCCTCATCGGCCGGGAACCGTATGTTTCCCGTCTTCTCTCGCCAGACGACCCGGTCGGCCGTGGTAATTGTCGCCGTCACGCTGTCGCGCGGGAATGTCAGCCGGTAGTTCGCCGGCGATTCCGTCTGCTGCGCCTGGTTGCGCTCGCGACCCGACAGGGCCTTAACCTGCACCCATCGTTCGCAGAAAGTCGTCCAGGCCTCGACCTGACCACCATACCCATCATCCGTGGTCGTGAACCGCTCAACCGTAACTCGCTGATCGCGCTTGCCGGCGGTCATTGTGCGCCTTCCATTGCCGCGCGCTCCCGCCACCAGTCATTGGCGCGCGGGCAGCGGGCATATCCAGGCATCGAAGGAATCCCCAGCGTGTAGTGCAGAGCCTTGGCTTCCGGGTTATCCGGCTGTACGCCAACCAGATGATTCCACTCCGCTGGCAGTTCGCCGATCAGATCGTCGGTCAGCCAGCAGAAGGCGTGCAGATCGCGGCCGGGCAGTTCGTTGATCGCGTCGAGTGTCAGCGCCTCATTGGCCGGGTGGTCGCAGTTGACCAGCATCAGGCTCGACCAGTTCTTCCGTGGATAGTTGGTCTGTGACTGCCCGTCCATCTTCTCGGCTTCGGTCGGATAGTGCTTATGCTTCACCACCATGACAGCGAAGCGGTCGTCAGCAAGATCGAACAGCTCGG